GTCACCATGAGTGTAACTGCTGTTATAAAGAGTGTCTATCATCACAGGATTTTTCATGCCATCTGGACTGAGCTTAGGGTTCATCTTCCAAGCATCACTGCCATCTGGATTTGGCGCAGTAAGTGGGTTACCACCATATGCAGCCCATGCAGCTTTATCTCTAGCAACATATTGATCTATTTGCTCATACTCTTTTCTTTTTCTAGCAGTAAATTCACGCAGATTATCTCTAGCAGCTTGACTCATAGTCGAAAATTCATTGTCTATATCATTAGTTTTCCAGTTATAAACTTTTTTTGGACCTGCATATGTATTTATTCCATTAGCTAAAGCCCATTGCTCGCCGGGATCTAATTTTTGAAATTCACTTGCCATTTTTAAACTCCTTGTGGTGGCATTGGTGGCATCATTTCGGGAGGCATGCCTTCAGGTGGCATACCTTCTGGGGGCATCATTCCGGGAGGCATCATTCCGGGAGGCGGGGGAGGCGGGGGCACAACCAAATACTTTGTAATATCAAGGTCTAAAGTTTTAGCCCAATCCTGAAGAAGTGCATTGACTGCAGTAAAATCTCCAGTATTTTGTGCAAAGGTGGACAAGCTAGGCAATATATTCTGCATAGCAAGACCCATGTTATCTGCGTCACGCTGCTTGTTTGGCTTCATAGAACTGCCAGCAGCAACTCTGTATTCAAGGTTGTGCAAGATGTCATTCGGATCACTGGATACTATGAGTTGATCCCAGAGGAACGCAATAGGTTTTCCAACAACATTAACCACATCGTTACCAGTAAGATGCCAACGAACAGCAAGAGCTTCCTTCTTTGCTATATCCGTCATTGCGTCTTCAACTTTGTTCGCCATGTCATCAGGACGGATTTTGGTTTGTTCCGTTTTACTCTGAGCTTCCGTGGCAGAACGGTATGATGCAGCCGATTCGCCATAAACCAACTCCGTGAGCCCTACACGCTTTTCAAAGTTTCTCTCAACGGCAGATAGAACTTGCCAGATGTCCGAATTAAATGGAGGATGCTGAAGGAATTGTACTACATCGCTAACAGTACCATGAGTTTCATCTATTTCTAAAAGCTCATAGTCAGTACCGTGAAGAATTGTAGACTTAATTTCTTCGCCAACTGATTTTTTAATTGCAAGAAAATCCCTGCACGAAACTCTAATTTTTCCAGCAATAAATGAGTACACCCAGTTAATAAACTTAAGCTCACCAAGACCGGGTTTAAGATGCGACATAGGCCAAACTTTTCTTGGCCTTTCATGGAAGATAATTGGAGTCATTGGCCAACTATCATCAGCCCAAAATGGGGTATCCCATTCTAGCCTTCGCTTAATTTCTGCGTCATCCCCTCCGTTTTGAATATCAGGAGGAAGATTTAGCGGGTAATCTACTTTATCGCATACAGCAAGATAAGCGTAATCGCCGTACTCTTCTAGCGGTTCAAGATTTTCTTTTGGAACACCAGACAAACGCCCACCAACTCCAACCTTGGAGTAGACTTTCCAATAGACAAGAAGGTCATTTGTTTTACCTTGCTTGCGCTTGTAATCTCCAGCAGTGCCTTCTCCCATGAGATTTCCTTGCTGGTTATATGATTCAAGATGACCAGACAAAGTACCAGCAACTAAACCAAAATCTCGCTCTACTTGCCACACAGGATCAACACAGCGTTTAGCTATCCATCCCGCTTCAGCAATTGTTTCCATATCAGGATCAATAACCAGATTATCTACAGTGTCGTAGAAGCTACCAATAAATTTCTTTCCTGTTCCGGGAGATACATAGGGTCTTGTCCAGAGTACGCCCATGCCTTTAATTAACGCTTCATCAATCGCTCGTCTTGAATGATCTTTAAGGTTAAGCGCATCAGGTGTAAAGTTTAAATATTGCTCAAGTAAAAGTGCTCTAGCTCCATCAAGCTTTGTTTGCTTAACATTTAAATCTTGAAGCATATCAAACATTGGCCCAAATTGTTGTGGATTAAAAGGAGCAAATGCACCTTCTGGAATATCCATAACAACTCTTGGATTTACTTTCCGATTTGGATTTCTTGAGTAAAGTGCTGGCCCAAAGAGCTGGACCATTTCTGCAACTTTATTAACTGTCATGGCAAAGGTAGGTCTAGGGAAATCGTCTGCGCTTCCAGTAAAAGAAAGCCCTCCCCCTCCACCCTTTTTAAGACCATACATAAAATCGTATGGACCATCAAAGAACTGCATGCAAGTTTCGGCATCCTTACCAAATTCATCCTGCTTAAAATCATAAGCAAGCTGAATTTTTTTCAACCATGCAGTAACTATAGGGGCTAAGAGGGAGTCTTCTTTCATTTATTATTTCGCAACAGCAAATGCGCCTTTTTGTTTTTGTTGTTGTTCAGTTATTCGCATAACCAAAGTCCAAGCTCCAGCTTCTCTGGCTTCAGGTATTTGTGTAGTAGGATCATCTAAATGTCTTACTCCATCCATACACCGAATGGTTACGCTATCTTTTTCAAACACGCTGCAAGCAATAGTTTCTGCTCCAACATGAGTAACAACCGCTGGCCTTGGCGCAGTAGTCCTATCCGCTGCATGATACCAAAGCACCATATCACCAACAAAAATATTAGGCATAACAAACGAGGGCATATCATTCTCCTTGAGCAATTTCTAGGGGCTTCACTGATTTAAGCCATCCGTCAAGATCAAACTTTTCTTCAGGCTCAATAACAGTGTTATAAAGTACCATAATCGCAGCTTCCCACGCAACTAAAGATTTCTCATTTGGCTCACTATTACAAAGTTTTGCGATCTGGGAGGCTAAATCTTTTACTTTGCCATCTGGGTTATTTAGTGCCCATTCGCCTATTGCGGTCCAAGAATTTTCATCAAGTTCCTCATTTTTAGGCGCATATGCCAAAAACTGACAAGCATCTTTGAAGCCTTCTTTAGCAATAGCTCCAATAATCATCGCTGAAGATCCACTCATAATCACACCTTTTCTTTACCGGGCCCTAGATTAATCATGCCCAAGCCCCCGTTTTGCTTGTTCATGCGCCTGACTTTCGCTTTCAAGGCTTTCAACACAGTATCATCTTTTCTTTCCATAGTGTGCCTTTGCACATATTTTAAATTACTCATGGCCATGTATCTAAAACAAGCCATAGCGTGAACCCTGCCCCTATCTTCTGGCTTATCAGTAACATAACCTCTAGGTTCTTTCTTGTATCTGTATCTTTCTATCTCCCACATAAAGTTAGGACATTGCGGAAATACTTTTAATTTAATTGACCCGTCTTCTCTAACTTTTAGAAATGATCTTGCAGCTTCAATACCGCCCTGCACATCATCTGAGCCCCATTGAAAACCGCTGCCAGTAGAAGCAGAATAAACTTTGTATTTACGCAACGCTCTTGAATACTGTTGCTCAACATTTAAACCACTACCAATGTCAGATATTCTTCCACCATGCATATCTATTACAAACTTTTCAAACTGCTGACCTACGGATTTTTGAGCCATTCTTTGGCCAAACTGTTCAGCATCACAGTTGTAAATATAAAGCTCATCATATAGATAAATAGTATTCCCAAGCATAGATGGAGGAATAGCAAAAAACAAAACGCAGCAAACCTGCCTACCGGGGTCAACAACAGCATACCTAGTCCACTCATTAGGTATCTGAAAAAACTCGACTCCATGCATTGCTTTTGAAAACTCTGGAAATACCCTAAGACTATTGATTGCAAACTCGCCAGATATCCTAACTTTCCGTTCGTCTTCTGACATTCCTTCTGCAAATTCTTTTTTCTCTTTGTCACCGATGTGTGGGTTGTCATCCAAAATAATAACAAACTCGTCCACGGTTCTTTCATCTGGGGCATCTGGGTGCTTCTCTCTTTCTGTCAAAGCTCGTTCATGCAATTCAAGAAGTTTTTCTGTTCCGGTTTGTGGCGTAGCAGACCAAAATCCGCAGCCTTTACGATCCAAGATACGAGCACTTAACTCTGGATGCCAATCAGGATCTACAATTTCCTCATCAAGCCAGAAGATATCAATATCGCTACCTTGAGGTGGCTTACCTTCTGAGGAATAAAAGCTTATTTCCCACCCGTTGTTTAGCACAACAAGTTTAGGAATATTCTTGGCCTTGTTTTCCCATGCTATCTTTTTGATTAGCCTTTTAGGAATTAGCGGAGGAGATGGCTTAGTAAGGTGAAACCGATCAAGGTCTGACTTTTCCCAAGGTTTGTAAGTTCTCCATTGTTTGGTTTTTAAATCCCTTATAATCCTGAAAGCACCAGCTCTACCTAGCTTTCGCCACATTACATTACCAATATGATCAAGATTCCTACCTACGCAAAAAGCTCTGCCACCTTCTATGGGATACTTTAAAAAAGGATCTACACCGCAAACAGCTCTAGACAATTCGACAGCTGCCACTGTAGTTTTACCTGATCGGTTTCCACCACGGACTAATCGGTGGGTGGCTTTAGACGAATGAAATGCTTGCTGGATTCCGGTAGGCTCATAGATCTTAAGAGCTTCCATCTTGCGTCTGGCAGCTTCGCCAAGAAGTTTCTTAAACCTAATACTGTCTCTTTGCCCAAGTTCAGAATAATCAAAAGTTTCTTTGCTTCTATCTTTAGAAGTTACTTGCTCGACCTTCTGTTCAATCGGTGGGTTTAAATCAAAGTGTTTTTTAACGACAGCATCAAATTGTTTTTTAGCTACTTTAGGTTTTCGGCTTTGATCTAAGAGATGTGCAACAACAATTTTCTGAACAACATCGAGAGCCATGTCTTCTGACAGTTTATTGTCAGTCAGATTCAGCTCATCAATCAGGTTCTTTACTGATTGGAGGGTTAGTATCCCGTCTGGAAAATTCTCCTGCGAGCTCAGACCCGATGTCTTCCACCACCGCAGCGAGTTCATCACTGACTTTTCCAGCTGCGTCAGCTCTCTCTTTGGTTCTTGATCTTCCATCTGACTTCTCCTTGATTTGATTTACAACGCCGTCAATCTCTCTGTCAAGGTCTTCGTCAGTCATAAGACCAGTGTCATCTGGCTTTTCGTCAGACTCAGAAGCAAACTTCCAAACTCTAGTAATGATATCTAATATTCTTTGTCGAACCAGAGATCCTTCACCAGCAGCAATCCATTCTTCAAAAAGCATCTCTGCTAATTTAGAAGGACCACCAACTACCCTTACGAAATTCTCAGCAAGCTCAGAAAGATGCGGTAGCTTCTTTCCGTCTTTCAGGTTACTGCGTAAGTTAGCTTCTGTTTTGTTTGAAGATGGAGGCATTTCTATCCTATGTAAAAAGTAAGGGTGCAACAAAAGCTACACCCTTACTAATCCATTCACTTAGGCATTGCCCAAGTGTCTAAGCGAAGGCTTATCTGCCAATGAAAGCAGTAATATCGCCAGTGCTAGAAGTAGCAGCACCGGAGCAAGCCCTGCCTACTACAAACCCACCGGAAGGAAGGACATTGGTTACAGCTTTATTAACTAATGCACTGAGTACATCGTTAGCTGCAATCGTTACTGTCCAACCACCAGAAGCGGGGGAAATAAGCGCAGGACCGCCAACAACTACATAGAACAAGTCACCAACTGGAACACCAGCTGCAGGGAGTTGTTCATCTACTGGGTAACCAACACCACCAGCTGTAACTGTTCCGGTAGCTTTAGTACCGTAGGTTCCAGCAGTAGTGGAAGTGGTAAATCCAGTGATAGTCTTTGGAAGAATAGCAGCAGATCCACCGTTACGAACTACTCGACACCTGACCTTGTGGCCAGAGCGAGCAATTTTGGTAGAACCAATGGTTGCTGTAACCAAGTCTTCAAATTCAAACTCTTGTCCTTCAAGGTTTGCGCCACCAAGATCGTTAGCGTCAATTGTAGCACCGCCGTAAAAGGTAGTACCACGCTCGAAGGGAGGGTTTTCATTTCTAGCCATTATCAATTTCTCCTAAGTAAAAAAGTTCCTAATGAATGTTAAGTAAGTGCTACAAATTTAGCTTGGTAGCGTGGATTACATCTCATGTTACCGAAGAAGTCGATTGAGAATCTTTCGGTATAGCTAGCAAGGTCGAAGTCAGGAACTTCAGGAACAAACAGTTGTGACTGTAAGCTTCTCAATTCCAGCTCATCAACATTAAGACCGTAGCCAACACCATCAGGAATCCCGTACTCAGAAGTAATGTCAACACCATCAACATTGACGGAGTCTTCAAAACCAAGAGCGTAAAGACCACCCTTCTTGTCACCACGAACAACCGTCAAGCGTTCCTTGACAGCTTGTTGTTCGAGTACAAGTCGATACATTTCTGATTCCAAGATAATCATGTCAAGCATACCACGCTTAGACTTGTTCTTGTGACTCTTAGTAATCGCATAGCGAATAGCTTGAGTACAAGTGTTAGCCCAAGTGTAAGTGCCTCCAGATGGAATGGTCCATGCAGTGTCGGTATAATCGACAACTAAAGGAGACCAGAAGGAATACTCAACATCGCCTGTGCCGTCTGGCCAAGCAGTGTTAGAGCTAGAATCCTTAGACCAGCTACCACCATAGTTTCCTAGGTTAGTAAGTAGTCCAGCATAAGTGTCAGAAGGTAGACCTACAAACCCGTGTGGGCTAGGTCCAGATGTTCCGAACCACGACTCTAAACCGTGGATGCGTCCAGTACCACCAGCAGCATTACCATCAGCATAGATTTCGTCACCAAAAGAGTCTTCAATTTCAAAGACCATTGAGTTAACGATGTCAGATGCCAACTTAATAATGCCTTCGGCAGTGCCTTGATTTTTGAGCTTTTCAAATTTACCAAGTGCATCTGTCACAGCATAACCACGCCAATCAAGTTGGGCGGTCTTGTAACGGTTAACTTTGCTAAAAGTCAAAGTGTCGCCGTCAGTGATAGTACGCAAAGGTGATTTTTTGTATTTCACCTTCCAGTCCATTAGATCACCAGAGTTGTTGAAAGTCACACGACCACGATCTTGCAACATAGCAAGAATCTTGCGGTTACGCATGATGTTATCTTCAACATCTTTGATATACTGATGGATCGTTGTGTTTAAAATTCTTTGCCATTCAGCCATAACAATAAACCCTTATATTCTCCGGTATTACCCGTGGGGCGGGAAATTAAAAACATTATCGTGAACGATTAAAACTACCCTCAGAAACCCCATTGGCTTCTAATGACTGACGCATTCTCTGCGCCAAATTCAAGGCTTTGTTTTTCACTGCGCCACTGCTTGATAAAGCAGCTGCGTCCGAATTGCCGATCCTAGACAAAGCATTACCTTGTCTCGCTGGAGCCTGTTGAACAAACTGCTGCTTCTGCTGTTCGCCCTGTTGGCGTTGAGCAGCTTGTTGAGCAGCCTGTTGTTGAGCAGCTTGCTGTTGCATCATAGATTGATGATAGTAATCTCGATACTGTGCATTCTGCTGTGCTTCTCGTTGAGCTTGATGCTTCAGGTAATCACGCTGAACCATAGATGCAGCATACGATGCTCGTTGGTTCTCGTTACTTATTCCTGTTGCTGCAGCTTGTTGAACATAGTGAGCAAAAGCTTTACCGTAAGGAGCTAGAGCTGGCTTCCCAGTTGCTCGATCATAGACAAGCTTGCCCTGCTGATCCCGTTGGTGTAGCCAGCTACTGTTTTGTGTAATGTAATCTTTAGCAAAGGTTTGAACCTGTTGCTGATTATCTCGCTCGCCAAGAATCTTTTCAATTAATCCTTTAGCAACTTCTTCGATACCGGGCTTAATCGCCCCTACTGGATCAAATGCAAATTGCTCTAGGAATTTATCTCTGTGCTCAATAGCACTAGAGTATTTATTAATTAAGTCAGGAGGAGCACCGGGCAAAGTAGTAAGGTTTCCATTGGAATCTCTTACAACCTTAGATCTCCATTCGGGATCAAACTCTGGAGCTTTCCACCAAGACTCTTGAGCAGGTGCAGCTTTAGCAGCTTCTGCAGCTTGTTTTTCTTTTAGCCAGTTATTAAAGTCGCCAGCATGTTGCAGATACTGATTACCATACTGAGCCATTTGCTGTAGCTGCTGAGACTGTTGCGCTTTTGCAACTAAATCTCGAATAGCTTCAGCATCATTTGTGTATCCCTGAGCATCATATCCGTATCGAGCAATAGCTTCACGGACTGTGTACTGCTGTTGCTGAGGTGTTTGCGGTTGTTGTGGTGGAGCATTCACCGAAGCAGGGCTAGTGCCGTATCCGTTAGGAACACCATTGCGCTGATTAGGAGCTGCCACAAATTGTTGCGGACTTGATTGCCCACCTTGACCACCTGAAGTTTCAGGGGAAGACGAACCAGTAAACTCACCACCGCTTGATTGCGGTTCGGATGGCATACCAGAAGATTCTGGTACTGAACTGGATTCTGACTGACCAATAGTTTCTG